TAACTGTGATGAAAACGATGAATACTGGAATGACTTACAACCCTGTCTAAAAATATTATGATAACACCCCTTAACTTAGACCCTGACATTACATTTCCAATATCAATAGCAGTAATCACAATACTGTTAGCAGGGTATGGATTGTATAAAGGATTCTTTGCAAACAAAGGGTTAGCTGATCCATGGGACGACCACGATGACTGAATTAGGAACTAAACAACTCAAGAAAAGATACCAGATTAAATCTAGGTTTTATTATATTTTCTGGGGCATCGCTACAATATCTGTTGTAGCAGGACAAATTTATGTTGGTACAGGTTACCGACAAATGGCAAACACAGTAGAGGACTTTAGAAATGCCTACATATCCCGTAATAAATACTAAGACTGGGGAGAAACAAGAGCTTCTCATGTCTATGAAAAAGTATGATGAGTGGAGGAAAGAGAATCCTGATTGGGATAAAGACTGGTCTGCAGGGACTGGTGGTGTTGCCTACGGTGACCCTAAACAATCTGATGGATTCAAAGAAGTAATGCAGAAGATTCAATCAGACCATCCACGAGCGAACTTGAGTCGCTATACCTAAATTATGCCCGCTAAAAAGAAAAACGGAAACGGTAACGGAAAATACGACCACTACTCTGTAAAGCAGATGAAGAGACGTAAACCCATTAACCTTGACCATTTGAAAGTGATTGAGCCACTGACTCCTAATCAGGAGGAAGTCTTCAAAGCATATGATGAAGGACAAAACCTTGTGTTGCATGGTTGTGCAGGCACAGGTAAAACTTTCATCTCACTTTACCTTGCACTACAACAAGTGCTAGACCCTGAGACTCCTTACGAAAAGGTTTACATGGTCAGGTCTCTTGTCCCAACAAGAGAGATAGGTTTCCTCCCAGGTGACCATGAAGATAAGTCAAACCTATATCAGATACCATACAAAAATATGGTGAAGTATATGTTTGAAATGCCTGATGACAATGCATTTGAATCACTCTATGCAAACCTTAGAGCACAGGATACAGTGTCATTCTGGTCAACATCATTTGTTAGAGGTGTTACTCTTGACAAATGTATTATGATAGTGGATGAGTTTAGTAATCTAAATTTCCATGAGTTAGACTCAGTCATTACTCGTGTAGGTGAAGACACTAGAATCATATTCTCTGGCGACTACACACAATCAGACCTCATTAAAAGTAACGAAAGGACAGGAGTGTTAGACTTCATGAAAATCTTACAGACAATGCCATCATTCTCATGTGTTGAGTTTGGTATCGAAGACATCGTTAGGTCTGGTCTTGTGCGAGAGTATCTCGTCAGTAAAATTAATATGGGATTTAATTAATGTTTAATTATGTGGGCACTCCTCTTGAGTTAGAGGACTTAGAAAGTAAGACTCTAAATCATGGACGTTTCTATAAACTAGATGACGTTTGGGTACCTAGTGTGACTACTGTTGTCGGACACCAATCTAAGCAAGGTATACTTGACTGGGAGAATCGAATCGGTTATACTGAAGCGGAGAAGATACGACGTGCTGCTGCATGGCGAGGCACTAAGTATCATTCTATTGTAGAATACTATCTAAGAAATGAATCTGAGAAAATTAAGGAGAGCAAGGGTCTTGCCAAGTACCTTTTTGGGGCTAGTCGTGAGACTCTTAATCGGATATCTAATATTCATGCTATTGAAACCCCTCTTTTTTCTCGCAATTTATATCTGGCTGGGCGCGTTGATTGCATTGCTGAGTTTGATAATGAGCTTAGTATCATAGACTTTAAGACTACTGGCACATTAAAGAAAGAAAAATACCTAGAGAAATACTTCGTGCAAGAAGCAGCATATGCTTACATGTATTGGGAGTTAACTGGTATAGAAGTTGATAAACTTGTCACCATATCTGTTGCAGAGGATGGACAGACACAGGTAGTCCAGAAGTATGATAAAGTACCCTACATTAATACCCTCATTGATTGGATAAAAGACTATCGATATTACACTGAGGGACTACAATCATGAAGGAAATTGAAGAAAAGTTTATGACTCAAGGTAAGTTTACCGCTCTTGTTGAGAATCGTGTTAAAGATAGCAGTGGTCTCATCAATTACATTGAAGCAGTCACATCCATATGTGAAGAGTTAGAGATAGATGTCACTACAGTTAAGAAGTTGATTTCTAAACCACTCAAGGATAAGATACAATGGGATGCAGCAAGACTAAATTATATTAAACGTACAAGTAAAGCAGTTTTAAACCTATGAATGAAGACGAAAGTTTCTTTGAATCCGATGTAGTTCAGCAAGAATTAACTGACATACAGGAGACATATACACAACTACTAAAGATATCAGCAGGACTTGCTGACTTTTCTCCTAGAGAGAGACTAGAGCACATAGAAAAAACACTTGAGTTGATTGCAAAACAAAAAGTATTTTACTCACGTCTTGCTCTTGCGTCACATAATATATCAGGAGATGAAAACGATGAGGAAGCAAGTTACGTTAAAGAAAAGATAGATACTTTATCTGCACAGTATTCGGGAGGACTAAACCTCATGCTGATACTACAACAGATGGAAGATAAACTAAGAGCTTGGAGAAAGGAGTTAAAAGATGCCGAATCCTAATCAACTTTACGAAGATGCTGAGAGACTTAATGACCTCTTTGAAGAGTTACTTTGGGATGCAGACGACGAATTGTTTTTTACTCATGACGGAGAGAAGGTAATCATATATAACATGTCGCAAAAGGGGGTTGACAACTCCTAAATAATATGTCATCATAATACGGTGGCAAATACAACAAAACAAAACCACAACGGAGAAATACAAATGTCATTCGCATCGCTTAAGAAAAAGTCTGGAAGTTTTGACAAGCTTACCAAACAGATTGAGAAGATGTCTAAACCTCAGGGCGCAGGACCTGATGAGAGACTCTGGAAACCTGGGGTCGATAAGTCTGGAAACGGTTACGCAGTAGTCCGATTCCTTCCTGAGCCAGATGGTGAAGACCTACCATGGGCACAAGTTTGGAGTCACGCATTCCAAGGTGCAGGCGGTTGGTATATTGAGAATTCACTTACAACATTGGGACAAAAAGACCCTGTTGGTGAGTTGAATCGCACTCTTTGGAATTCTGGTCTAGACCAAGACAAAGAGACCGCTCGTAAACAGAAGAGGAAACTCTCCTACTACAGCAACATCTATGTCATTAAAGACCAACTCAACCCAGATAATGAAGGAAAGGTCTTCCTATACAAGTATGGCAAGAAGATACATGATAAGATTGTGAGTTCTATGCAACCTCAATTCGAGGATGAAGAACCTATCAACCCATTTGATATGTGGAAAGGTGCGGACTTCCGTATCAAGATACAAACAATCGGTGGGTATTGGAATTATGATAAGTCTGATTTTGCACCTACTTCTACACTTGGAGGATTTGATGATGCTAAGTTGGAGGAAATTTGGAAGGCACAACACTCTCTTAAAGAGTTTACTGACCCTGCCAACTTTAAATCATATGAGCAACTAGAAGAGAGACTCAACACTGTGTTGAATAAGTCTGCTCGTGCTACTGTCCGCTCATTTGATGGAGAAGAAAATGAAGCTGTGTACGCAGAAGAAACTGTCACACAACCTTCCACACCTAGTGGATTTGGTGATAAAGTTAAAGAGTTAAGTCAGACTCCAACAAGTCCTGACCTTGATTACTTTGCATCACTAGCTGAAAACGACTAATGAAAATACTGGTTGCTTTACTCGCATCTTTAACTGTTGCACCCGCAGCAGAGGCACTTACTTGGAAGGAATTCTGGGAGCCGTTTGTCGAGTATGGCAACCATTATCATCATCATACTCATCGTTATTATCCACCGCATCGTTACGAGGGTCCTCGTCGATGTATGGAAGAAAGAGTTATTAAAGAAAGAGTATGGGTACCTGGGTCGTGGTTATCCCCCACATATTTTTCAGAAGGGTATGTTGAGCACCGCTCACGTATTATTACTGTACCTTGTGGTTACCACGAGCATCATTGACCCATATATTATTTGACTTTCAGTTTAAAAAAAGGTCGAAAAAAAACTCGGGGTAAAAATTGCCCTGTAGGGTTTTTCATAAAATTATCATGACACACTACAAACCGTATTCACCAGAATGGCATAGATACCGCTATCTCAAAGAATCGCTCGATAAATACTTTGACGAGTATGTCGAGAATGAAGTCATTCTTGCTGATATACATGAAATTCTACAAACTCGCTCAGACGCTGCAAAAGCGGAATATGAGAAAGTTAGTGAATTGAATGCAAAACTAAAATAGAGTTAAAATGCTATCAACCCAATATCGCTTGCGACTTGAAAAAGTCTGCAAACTTATTGCTCAAGGAAAAGAAGTAGATTTGACAGAGATGATATGGGCACAAAAATTAGCACAGAAACATACTACTGCTGCAACGTGGATGAGACAAGCACGTCAGAAAGCAGCAAATCCTGATATAAGGGATGGTAGCACAGATGATTTTCTGAATAAGATGGGATTAGGCGAACCCGACCCATCTGACCAGAGAACAGGGTTCGACAGTGCCGACGATATCGGTGACTGGTTTAA